CCAATGTTATTTATTTGTGAAAAATACCATATCAGCTATATTTCGTTTTTTTCTCTTTTTCTTTCTATCTTCATCTTGTTTGATATAATACATACCATATTCAAAAGCTGAAAATTTATCTTTCGGAATATCTCTATTGGCTTGTTTTAAAATAATATTTGCGCCTTCATTTTCTTCAACTAAATTTAACATTTGTTCTCTTAAAATAGTTGTTAAAGTAAAAGGTAATAAATATTCTGCACGTTTAGTACTATCCATATTTTGACCAACTTTAGTACTCATTAATTTTACTTTTGCTTGACCTTCATCAATCAACATTTTTATTTTTCCACTCAATAGTTGAGTTTGAACATAACTATGAGCTTCTGTATTGATAGGAACTGTAGCTTTCATTAAATACATAGCATTTTCTTCAACTCCAGGTCCTTTTATTTTTTTATAATTTTCTAAAACATCTTCTGATGTCCCGCCTTCTACTCCAAAAGCAATCAACTCTTCACCTGTTTCTGGATCAATTTGCGCTTTTGTCATAAAATCAATTAATCCAATTCCTAAACCATTGGCATCAATTACCGCAGAACGACATTTATATTTATAAAATAACTTTTTAATATGAATTGCTTGCTGTTCAAAATCTTCTGCTTCATAACTATATAAATTAACAAGAGTCTTAAGTGCGGCTCCTTGTGGTTGCGGGGTTACTTTTATAACAGCAACTTCAGTTGTACATTTAATACGACCAACGTCAATTCCTAATACATAATAAGCACTTTTACTACTTCTTCCACTATATTCATATTCAGGTTGTAATAAAACTCTATGTTTATCTAATTTTTCTGCAGAGAAAAACGCATTTTCTGCATCTCCAGATCATTCAGATTCATATTCACGAGCGAATGAATTTTCATTATATGTTCCATCTAATTTTAATTCTTCAATAAAAGATTTTTTAAGTAGCTTTTCCATAACAGGAACTCGTCAAGTTCCTCCTAAAACGACCGCTTCCGCAGGCTCAATAATTTGTTGAATAAGAATTTGAATTAATTTTTCATAAGCAAATGAATTTTTTCAACCTGCTGTTGTAACATAAATTTGTGATTTATTAACAGTTTCTTCTTCAACTCTACTACCATCCGCAAGTCTTCTATCTACGTTCATTGTAGGAATAATAACTTCATTTAATAAAGTTTGGTCTATCAAAATACACTCTTCCATTAATCCGCCTGTTGCACGTTTACCACGTGAACTTTGTTGAGCAGCCATAATATCTAATTTACTACCATTTTTAAATTTATATTCAACCATATTTTTACTAGCTTTTGTTTGACCTCTTGTTCAATCAATTTCATTTTTTAAACCAGGAATTAATTTGCATAGTTCTTCCGCTTTTTCTCTAGCAATTCCTGCAGCTTGTTCTTTTCCACCTGTTGTAACGAATAAATGCGAACTTGGGAATAAAACACATCTTAACATTAAAATTAATACAGATAGAAAAGATTTTGAATAAGCACGAGGAAATGTAGCATAAGCATATCTATGTCTCATAACCGCTCTTAAGAATACTCGTTGATAAAAATATAAATGAAAATTTTCAGGGTTATTACCACATAAAAAATCTACAAATATATCTGGATATTCACGTCAAAAGGATACAAATTGACGAATAATAGGAATAACTTCTTTTATTCTTTCTTCTGACATTCCTACTTTTTGATTAAATATATTTTTTTTATTTAAAGCCATTAAATCAGCAAGAGCCATATTAATTCAACTCCTCTTCTTCAGCTTCAATTTGAGCAGAAATTATATCTTGTTCCTTTTGTGCTTCAACCTCTTCTAAAAATGCTGCATAATCTTCATCTTCTAATTCAAAATCTCCAGCATTTTGAGCTTCTTCCGCCTCATTCATTTCTTTTTGGATTTGTATCTTTTTTAAAGCATCTTCAATTTGTTGACCAAATCCTAAATCTTGAGTAACTAATTTATGTAAATAATCATTCATATCTTTTAAAGTTGCATCTACTTTATCTTGAGGAATATCTGTAACATATCTAGGAATAAAACCTTCCTTTTCACAAAGAGTAACTAATTCACCTACAGAATCTACAAAATCATTTTTATCTTCTTTATTTTGAGCTGCGGTAAATTTTGCCGATTTTCTTAAACCATCATAAACTCTAGATAATTTTTGATATCCATCTAAATCACCAATATCAAGAGCCTGATTCATTTTAAGATTAGTTTTACATATTAAAATTAAAGCATTTACAGTATCCGCATCACGAATATCAAAAGACTCAGTCATTTCCGCATATTTCTTTTCAAGCTCAACTCATTCTGCGGGTTTATATAAACGACCTCATTTCATAGCTAACATAATTTTATCTTCTTGTGTTAACTCTGCTCCTAAATCTACTAACTCATCTTCGGACATATAATCTTCTTCATTCATGCCCACTGAGCCAGGGACAACCCCTTGTTGTCCTATACTGCCTGGCGGAGTAACTGGATTCATAGATCCTTGAGCGACCGCATCCGCATGTTTTGTTTCCGCAGACATTAAAGTTTTATATTCCGCTTCAGAAATTTCACCATTTTCAAAACGTTCTTTGGCTTCGGCTTCTCTTTGTTTAGCTTCTTCTTCATGCTTAGCAGCCTTTTCTTCATATTGTTTTTGTAATTCTTCTGTATCCGCCCAACCGTATTGTTTTCATTGTTTTAATTTCATTTTAGATAGATATCTACCAAAAACAGACATTGGTTTTAATGCTGCAGGATCAGTTTCTCAAATTCTATTACGTAAAGTATTTCATTCTGCAGGAATATAAGGTACGTCCATTTTTTCTAATAGCCATAGAAAGGTAGATTCATCAAAATTATCAATATGCATAGTTAAACATTCTTTGCACATTTCAGTTTTACTACCATCTTTATAGGTATAAAAGCTATTTTCACCCATTCATTTGCCACATTTTTGACAATAATATTTTTCTGAATTAGCCATTGCCGCACCTCCTATTTCATTTTATTTAATCTATCTTCTTTGTTCTTTTTATTTCTACAATCTTTACAAATACTATAAAATCCATCTTTTGAAGTTTTATTTTTTGAAAAATATACATTATGTGCTAATTTAATTTCTCCGCAACGAGAACATTTTTTTCAATGACCTTTCTCTTTAAAAGTATAATATCATTCTAAGTAATTTTTTATTTCTTGTTCTGCTAATAATTTAGGAATTTTATTACGCCATAAAGAACTAATATATTCTACTGAATGTTTTATACCATGATTTAATTCCAATAGGAATTGGATTTCCGCATTACTGCGTCCATCAATTTTATATATTAATAAGTCATAATATAATGGATAATCATCTTTTAATGTTTGTTCTATTAAATTATCTAAATCTTCCATCATATAATAACAATCATAATCAAATTTACCTTCGCTCTCTTGTTTTAATAAACTGTAATTACACAATAAAGCAGATAAATGTTTTGGATTAAAAAATGAGCAAATACCATTACTAACTGGCATACCATTTTCATCAAAAGTAATAGTTTCACTAAAATCTGCACGCGCAAATGATTTAACTGCATTTGACGCATACATAGGTTGTTTAATAGTGTTTTTAATAGTGTATTGTTCTTGATACATTTCTATTAATTGCTTTTTTAAAGAATATTTTTTTCTTCCTGTTGCTTTTGTTGCTTGCTCGTGTATGTTTTCAATAGCCTCGCTTAAATCTCTCAAATCGGGCATTTCCGCAATGTCTTTAGGAGATATTGAAATTTTTGGAGTAAGTAATACATTTTTATCATTTTCAATAGTAATGTTGTATAAACCATCTTCGCCATTTTCAAATTTACTTACTAAACCTTGGTATGATGTTTCTCTTTTATTTATAGTTATTAATCTATTGTCTGTTATTATTTCTTTCTTTTTCTTTTCGTCTTTGTCCATGGCAAAAATGATATAGTTGGATAAGATTTCTATGTATCTATCAGTTAATTGATTAACTGGAGTTTGTTTTACAATTTCTTCAACCAGTTTTTTACGTGCTTCCGCATCTTTAATAGTATAGTCTAATTTCATTAATATCTCCTTCCTCTTAATCATTTTTGACCTTTCATGATTATATTATATTCTAAAAATTTTCAGTTGTCAACTGGTTTGTTGCAGCTTTTATTGATTTTAATAAAAAAATATAATATAATTATTATAGAAAAAAGAAAAGGTGATAAAAATGGATTTAAATAAAATATTTATTGAAGAATTAATTTCTAAAATTAGACAAACTGATGATTTCCACAATAGATGCGATTGTTTATTAGAACATAGCGAAACTACAAAATTAATTGAATATTTAGATACAATTTTAGATGAAAGAGAAAATTTAATACATATTGTCGCAAATAAAATTATTGATAATTATGATATTGAATCTCCGCTTAAAGAAGAATTAAATCAAGCAAGAGCAACAATTGTTTCGCAAAATGATGTTATAGAAGATTATAACAGAGCTTTAAGAATTATTCGTAATATAATAAGTGAATGAAAAATAGAAAGATACAGTGATTTTACTGAACAAGCCCGCATTGAAATGAATTTATTAGGTGAGTTAAATGCGGAAATAGAAAGACGATTAGCAAATGAAAAAGAAATTAATTAAAATATATTTAAAACTATGGTGAGAGAAACATAAGTTTCACACCTTGGCGGCGATGGCAGTTATTGCAATGTTTGCGCTGGTTTTTACATTTCCGCGTAAAGAATATTTTTATATAGATTATGAAGGTAATAAAGGTGTCGCCGCAGAATGTGGAAAAAGTGATGCGGGGCTTTGGTGCGATAGAGAATTTGGCGGAAAAATAATGGTGCAAGAATATTGGCAAGAAGATTAACCGTTTTTTGGTTTATGTGCGGGTATAGGATATTTTAAATCGTAATTAAGGATAAAAGGGAATGAATGGTTTTCCCGTTTTAAAAATAAAGTGTGAGTCTGTAATGCCTAGAACAAAGTCATTTTTAAAAATTTATTTTAAAATTTCCCAAAATATTACCCCCACAGGTACTTAACAAGTACGTTCCGTAGCAGCGAAAAAAGAATTCCTACCTCTCTGCAAATGCAGGGTCGTGAAGAAGCGGAACGATCCGAATTTTACATTTACTTTACATGTCAAGAATTTGTCAATCGAACAGGTGTTTGTTTATAGACATACTCTTTTCCCAAAATAAACTTTCACTTCTTATCGATAAACAATAAAAAAATTTTTTAAAAAAACTATTGACAAAACTTCTTTCAAGTGATATAATTAAGATGTAATAAAGAAAGAAGTTGATATTATGATAAAATTATTTTTAGACATGGATGGCACAATTGCAAAGTTTAATAGCAAGAAAAATGCTTTAGAAAGATTTGATAAAGAAGAAGGATTTTTCTCAAGTCTAAAACCTTTTAAAAATATTGAAGTTATTAACAATTTAATTGTTGAAGATAATGGAATTGATGTTTTTATTATTAGTGCAAGTCCAAATGAACAAGCAGATAAAGACAAAATAATTTGGTTAGAAACACATTTAAATAATTTATCTAAAGAGAACATTTGTTTTTGTAGATTAAACACAAACAAAGCAAAAGCAATAAAAGAACAATTAAACATTGATATTGATAATAATTGCTTTTTATTAGATGATTACACAAAGAACTTAATTGAATGGACAAAAGCAAATGGAATTGGAATTAAAAGATTAACTTCACTTGCAGACAATTCAAGAAAACTTTGGAAAGGTTTATCAATAAAAGATTTAAAACAAATCAAATATTTATTAGAAGAATTTACAATGTAAAGTTGTAAATTTTTTCTTTTATCTATTGACAAGCGAACTAATAGATGTTATAATAAGTATGTAAGATAGAGAAAGAAAGGAATTGAAAGATTATGAAATCAAACAAAAGAAAATATTTAAAAGAAAGAATTGAACAATTATTAATAATTGTAAATGCATTAATAATAATGTTTATTGCAACAACAATTGAAACATTAGGAAATGCAACATACAATAAAATATTAATTGTTTTATTTATCATAATGATTATTAATACAAAAGTATTAACTAAATATGGAAAAAGTTTTAGATAATAACTAAAACTTTTTTTATTATGTTATTATTTCTTATCAATGTAAAATAAATGTAAATGTTTTTAAAAACATATTGTAAATGCGGCGGCTCGCGAGTGGGCAGTGCGAGCCGAGTTTTGGGAGAGATACTGCTTTAGGGATTTGTCAAGTCCAAGTGCTTGCACTTGACATTTAGTTGACATCACATAATTAATCATCAACGATTAATTTACTTTACATATTGTAAAATAATTGTTTAAAAGTATTGACAAATAAATGTAATTATGAGATAATTATAATGTAAGAGAAAGGTGTTGATTAGTATGAATACTAAACAAATTAAAAAGGGGTTAAAAAAGGTTGTTCGTAATACACTTTATTTTATCATAGGTGTTCTAGCATTTATCTATTATACTTTGAAAGGGGTTAACACAATAGCCATTAACTTATTTAATAAGTTGCCTAGACTTGTAAGGGTTGCCGCAATTTATAGTTTAATTGCTTTAAGTGTTATTGGGGTTGTTAATTACAAGCCACAAATCAAAACAATAGTTAAAGAAAAAATTCAAGTTATCACTATTGAAAAAGAAATTGCTATGGTTCAAGAAGAACAAAAGCAAGAAGTTATTGAAGAAACTTCTCAAGTATTATTCAATAATGAAAATGAAAATAATATTTATAATTATGCTATTGAGCAAGGGCTAACTCAAAAACAAGCATTATTAGTTATCAGTATTTCAAGACATGAAACTGGAAACTGGACTTCTAAAGCCTTTAAAAATAATCATAACTTTGGTGGCATAATGACATCAAAAGGTTTAAAAAATTACAATAGTTATGAAGAAGGACTTCAAGACTTTGTAAGAATATTAAAAAATTATTATTTTGATTTAGGTTTAGATACTATTGAAAAAATAGGTGCTAAGTATTGCCCAGTTGGTGCAAAAAATGACCCTAACAATTTAAATCAATATTGGGTTGGCGGAGTTAGTCAATTCTACAATAATTATCTTGAAGAATTAAGTTTAATGTAAAAGTTAAACTTTTTTCATTTTTTTAATAAAAATAGTTGACAAATAAATAGTATTATGTTATAATTATAATGTAATAAGGAAAGGTGATTAGTTATGAGAAATAATTATGTTTACACAGTATTAGTTAATGGTAAAAGACTTGGAGGAAACTTTGAAACAAAAAGTTCAAAACACGCTCTTGCCATTATGGAAAAAATAAATCAAAAGGCACATAAAAATATTGCTTGTGTTGTTGGTGTTAGTCAAGCCGATTATGAAAGAGTTGGCTTTGGCTATCATGAATAAGAAAGGAGTTTTTGAAATGTGGGACGCTCAAGAATTATTAGATAGCCTAAATAGAGAGTGTGCTGTTGGTGATATTGTAGAACTTTACACAGCATTATTATTCTATGAATTAGGTTTTACTGAAATTGATAGAGAGTTATCAAAAAAAGTAATGCGTTGGTATTATGATAATGACGACCTAACAAGTTTCTTAAATAGCGAAGTTGTCGACTATGCAAAAGAACTACTCGAAAAAGAGTAGTTTTTATTTACAATTACTTTACATGCGCGGCCCGCGGTCAGACGTAGTATGGGAACCGCGCCGGAATTTTTA